ATCATTTGATCAATACCTTTCTTTTGAACTTCGGTTAGTTCTTTATATTTTTCATTCATGATTTTTTAGCTCCTACAATATGCTTTTTAAAATATGCATCAAATTCTTCTATCTTTAACTCAGATACTCTTTCTGCCTCTTTTATTATCTCTTTTTCAATTTCATATATTAAATTTTTTCTAGAATCTTCTACTTCTTCCAAACAAGCTTCTTGTTTTTCTTTACTTGGTGCTGTTTTAGCTAATACCATGCTTATGACTGCTGCATAAGCCCATTTGTTTTCAATCATGATCTTTAAATAAATTGGTTTGTAGGTTTGTTTTTTTAATCCGTTTTTGATAACTAGGATTTGCTTCATATGCAAACCATTCATCAGAAGGAAGATCAATCCATGCTCTTTTGCCATTCATTACCTGGAATCGCAATAATTTTTCATTCATAATGGAATACTTGATTTTGCCATTCATAGCCATTCCTTTTTTACGTCTTCTACAACTCTGTTTATATATTCAATTTCTTCTCTAAAAGTTTCTTCATCTTCTGGGTAGCCTTTAACTGATAGTAAAGATTCATTCAAATGATTCTTGTATCTATCAGTTATTTTAATTAGGCATTCAAGATTCCATTTTTTGCCATTCATAATCCTAGCTCCTTAATAGTTTTTTCTGCTAATTCAAGTGCATTCATTTCTGATTTGAAATGTTCTTCACTTATTTCATTATTAAAAAAAGCATGTTCGATAATTGCTCGATTTTCTGCTTTTTCTTTTAATTGTTTTTGAATTAGATTTTCTAATTCTCTTTTCATTGTTGACATTAGTTTGGTTTTGTTAGTTTAGTTGATATGGGTAAGGTTTATATAATTAATCTGCTAGTGATGGATTTCTTTGATAAGCACTTAATGAAGGATGATTGTTTTCATGTTCTAAGTCTTGTAAATGCTCTTTGAATTGTTCTTGAAATTGTATTGAATCTATTTCTAAATCAATATTGTCATCTGCAAATTCTTCTTTAAGTCTCTCGTAATACTCTTCAGAGAATTGATTAGACATAGTTGATACCTCGATTTGTTTGTGTTGGTTTAGTCCTTTATGGACTTAATAGAATTCTAACCTATTAGATTAGAGGATGTCAATAAAAAAAGCTAAATATTTATATACTTAGCTTTAAAAAAAAATAATTCGTTAACGAATTTCGTCTTTAATATGATTTCAAATAGCTATTTAATTCTTTTCTTAAAGCTACTCTCAACTTTATATCAGTACAATTTTTATAATCCTCCTGAGCATCCTTTTTTAATTGCTTTTTTAACTGTGCATCTTCATAGTGTTGACTATTAATAATACTCTGCTTATCAATCCAATCTGCATCTTCTGTAATTTCCTTTTTTGCTATTGGTAACCAATCATAAAAAGTGCTTTTATGTACTCCCTTGCTTTTATAATCTTCAATACATTTTTCAATAATATATTTATCCTCTTTATCATCTTTCATTAAGACTTTCATTTGCTCAATGCAGTCTCTACGGTTAGGATTCTCTTTAATCATTTTGAGTAACCTGTAAAGATTGACTGATTAGTTTTTTTCAACTTCTTTCTTTTTCTTAGTTCTTTACTAGCTTCACTTCCTTTTGGTTGCGTACCATGTAATAAATGACAAAAACTATGTTTTCCTTTTTTTAAACAATTACTATCATCGTGATCAATAGTTAAATTTAACTTCTTAGCCTCATCCTCATTGAAAACTACTCTTGAATCTCTTTCAAAATATTCGATTAAATGATCTTCATGACCACCCCAACTAGCAGTAACTAAAAAATTACTAGGTATTCCCAAATCTAAAAAATAACTAAGTGATTTTGAATAACAATAGAAAATATTATCAGGGTTTCTTCTGGCTACTGCTAGCCATGCTTTCAAATAATCTAAATTAAAAAAATCTCCACTTTCGTGAATTCTTGTAAGCTTTAAATTTTTATCAATACTTCTGTCAATTAACTCAACTGCATTTCCTTTTCTTAAAGCTTTTAAAATAGCTTTAAAATTACTCATTCTATTATCTCTAACCGCTGGATATTGTGCCTCTTGGCTGGCTGCGTAACACCTGAATAGAGTCGTTTCAGAGTCGATAATACGACTCTGACCATTGATAACTTTAGCCCAGGATTTACAAATTCGAGCCCCTGGACACGTTAGCCCAGCGGGCAAACTAAAAATATTTCTATTGCTTAGTTTGGCATTACCTGAACTAACTTTTAATAAGTCTTTCATGATTTGTTTTTGTTGGTTTGTTGGTTTAAATTTCTTCAGATTTTTTTAACGCTTTAATAATATTTTTCCATGACTTAATCTCTTCTTCATCCATGTTGTATTGATTGTTAGATTCAATCAATTCTATGATTTGTTTTATTTGATCATAAGTCAGAATTGGTTGGAACTTTTTTAGTTTCATTGTTTGTTTTTGGTTTGTTGTTTGGTTTGTTTATTAAGCAATGCATTTTCATAAATTCATTAAATAATTTCTTATTCAATCCCTTATCTAAATGCTTGCAAGTCTCTTTATATGCTTGCTTAGTTCCTATATCACTTATAGAGAAAGTTTTACTGTCTCCACTTGCATTGATTACGGTAATAGTAGGTTTATTCATAGTTCAATCACTGTTACTTTTGCGTTATTCTTGCCATAATAAACTTTTATATGTGTATAATTATCTTTCAATAAGTCACTCTTATTGCATGCCTTATTATTCCAGGCACAAGACATATCTTGGATTAGAAAGTCTTTATCACTTTTTAAGTGTTCTGTAACTTCCTTTTTATTCTTCAATACTGTCATGTATTGAGTAACTGTTAATAATTGCATGATAAAAAAAGTTTGTTTTGATTGGTTTTAAAATAGTTTTAATTTAAATCTATTCCAGTTCGTTCTACTTCTTTCAAGTATTCATCATAATTAAAGTCATAGAGTCTTTCCATCCTTTCATATTCTTCTATAAATTCTTCTACTACTTCTTTATTGCTTATTTTTCCTTTCCCTTCAATTATAAAATTTTTATCTAAAATAATTTTTAAACTTTCTAAAATTAACCCTAACTCATAAGAAGAATTATTTTCAATTAATTTTTTAAAAGTTTCAAAAGGATTAGAAGGATAACTATTTTTTGAAAGCTCAATTAATTTAATTAAGCTTTCAAATTTACCTTCTTTTATTAGTGGTTTTAAATTCATTAAAATATCTCCCTATCTAATGAGTCTTTCAATTCTTCAATTTGTGACTGTGGCAAGAAACTAATGAAAGATTTTAAAATATCCTCTTTCGTCATGTTTCTTGTGTAGTTTTCTAATTGATCGAAAACTGAATTTTTTAATTCTGTAGGAGTCATTTTTTAAAAAAGATAATTTGAATAAAAAAATAGATAGAAAGAATTAACTCTCTATCTATTTAATCCTATTTACTAGGATAGTTTACTAACTCAAGAGATAACTCTCTATAGATTGAGCGAGTAATTTTTTTAGTGTCTGCTTTTGCTCTTTCGCTTGCTAGTGATTGAGCTGCTTTGCAAATTGTAGACCAGTTGTAATTTAGAACTACTTTGGTTTCTAATTCTGAGATTCTAAGTTGACTATCAGAATAGGCATCATGTAGCTCTTGCAATCTCCAAACTTTTTTAGTGTTTGGATTAATTTCAGAAAACTTAGCCATTTTGTTTTTGGTTTGTTTTTGGTTTTGAAAGAAAAAATTTCTTTCTCATTTTTAATTTTAGTCGGTTTTGATTAAGCTATTAGATTAATAGGTTTATTTGTAGTAAAAGTTAACAATTATATTCTGGGATCTTTTTTCCGCCTATTCGGTTTCAGTCCTCGGCAAAAGTAATTTTTCTTAGATCTCTTTCCTATTCTCCCAATTTGTGAGGCTGCGAGGCTGTAAGGCTGCCAAATACTGAAGTTTATTATTTTATACGCTAGAAAATTTTACGCTTGCTAGGAGGCTGCAGCATGGTCAATTATTTTTTTAGAGGGGTGGAGTTGCAGATTTTTCAATTTCGCCCCTTTATCGGGGGAACCTAAATATATTCTCGAAACTAAGATTTTTTATTTTCGACTCTAATGGAGAGTTCAGGGGCTTTAATGTTTATAACTTCTTCAGCTTCGCCTACAACTTTGCCTAAGTCTGATAGGAGTATAGCTGCTGTTTGGAGTTGACCTTTTTTCATTGCCTTGTCTATGGCACGAAGACGCATTGTTTGGATGCGAGCTATCATATTTTCTCTATCTGTAGCCCAATCTTCGTCATTCCAAAGTTTTACTTGTTTCCAATCATCCCAAGCGGAGCGTTCGGAGATGCCGTATATTTTGGCATGATCTACGACAAGTGCTCTAGCAGGTAGACCTTC